CTAATCAGTTTCATTTTCTGTCTATCTTGAGTGGTAAATAATCCTTTTGTTTCTATAAAAATTTTTTTCTTTGTTAAATGAAAATCAGGCGTATAGGTATGAACTTTTTGAGGCTTAGTATATTTCAACTTAGTCTTTTCAAATTCATACACTATACGATTATCTTTAAGCTCTTTCGCTATAGACTCTTCCAAGCCTGAACGAAAGCCGTATCTTAGTCCGACTTGTTTAGAAGTCAGCCTGAGTTTCCTGCGATACATTTTCTTCTGCCATAGCTTCAGGTTGTTCATAGCCATCTTTAACAGATTCAAAGCCATAACCTTTAGCGTTACTTGAGCCACCTTCAACTAGCTTAACTATTTGACAAGCTCTAAGTCTCATTGACACTCCTGCTCCTGCCATAGCAGTGTAATAAGGTATCAATTCTGCTGATACTTTCATTTCACTACCTGACCAAACATTTGCGTCAATCATAGGTTTACCTGCACTATCAAATAATGCAACTCTATTAGGTATAACCTTTCCATCTTTAGCTATAATTTTTGCCTTCGTCTTAAATTTAAAGATAATGTTTCCTGATTTTTTACCATCAATTAATTCATCTTCAAAGGGACGAGGAGCTTCTTTAATAGCTTTTCCTTTAGCTTTCTCTTTAGCAAGAGCAACGCTTTTCTTTATCTCAGCCTCAATTTGAGCTTTCAATGACTGAGCTTCCTTATCATTTATAATAAGATTAGTCTTATAATGACCAGTCTCATCAAAACGAGTATCGGGTGTTGTTAGCCACGCATATTGCGAAACTCCAACTGGTGATACTACCTTGACATAACTATTCTTTGCCATTTTTGGTCTCCTCTATTATTGTTACTAAGTAGGGGCACTTTAATGCTTTTACGCAAAAAAGAACTTACTTTCCCTCAGTTTATTTATATCTAAATCACCTTTTGAGGGTACTTCAGGTAATTTAGCTTTTAATTTATCAGGTAATTGTCTTTCAACATCTTCCCTGAACTTCGCCAGTACATCGTGATTAGAAAACATATCAATAAAGGCTTCTCTTAAACTTTTATTTAACATTTCTACATCACCCGCAGTCGTACCAAAGCTGTCGTGAACATTACAAAAATTCTTAACTCCATTTTTATATGCAACATTAACAGTTTTAATCATACCTGCGGAATCAACCGAGTGCACCACGTTAGGAGCTACTCCATTTGACATACGCAATTTATCTGTCTTATCAGTCTCAGCATTGATACGGGGTTTTATAACTTCTCCCATAAGCATAGCTTTAACTCTTTTAGACTTCATTTCAGGATAGGATTGATAAACTGGAAATCCTACTGGTGTAACCCAATGTATAGGTAATTGTTCTTTTGAAACAATCTTAGCTATATCCTGAAGATACTTCATACCAACTCTAGCTGATTTTAAATTGTCCCCTATGCTATCCCAAATGACACTAGCCAAATAAGAAGCGGGTCTAAATAAATCATCAACGAAAGGGTGTTTTTCTCCTTTGTCTTGTCTCTTGGTTAAATCTTCTATTACAAAGTCCGTGCAAGAGTATCTTGTTGAGCCATAACAAATTGTCATAATACTTCTTTTAGTAGTAGAACGCTTAACTCCATAATTTAACCACTGCTGAGCATAAGGTCTATCTTCTGAAGCGTGTACTCTTCATTAACAGCGTCAGCAACTAATTGATAAATGTCTTGAGGTGTATCTGACGGAAGTAAATTAACTAACTTACCCGCAACACTATCTCTTAACATTAAAGAATATAATTGAAGACCATTACAGCTACCATCAACATTAACTGGTAAATGGGATATAAACTTTTCGTTTATTCCTTTTGATTGATAACGTCTCCACTCATCACACCACGCCAAGAATTGAAAACTATTAGAAGCATCTTCCCATTCTCTATGTCTAAAAGGGTCTTGAGCACAATTAATTATCCATTGTTCATTATCATTAACCCATTTAACTCTATCTTCTAAAGATATTTTATCATTTCCATACATATTAGCTCCGTGTACTGCTAACCAAAACTCTCCTCTATTCTCAGGAGTTATTTCTTTACCATTAGCAAATACAAGTAATGCTTTCGCTCCACCAATACTTTGATAATTTAAAAATGCGGGGACACAATAAGCTCTTCCTCTAAAATCAAATTGTAAAGGATAATATAATGTCGCATAATCTTTAAACTTTTGAGCTAACCAAATTATTTTAGCATACAATAATCTTTTAGAAAACATACGAGCATTTTCAGTATGAGCAATAACGGCTCTTCTCTTCCAATCTTTTCTTGAGTCTTTATTTGTCTCTATGTCGTGAGGTTTATTTGGTATATCCAAATTTCTATTAGGTGGCATACCACCGATAGAGTCCCCATTGTCCCAAGCCTTTTGCATAACATTTAAAACAAACTTATTAACTTTAAAAGGTGTACTTTGCATTATATTGATTGCACTATAAACTTCAGGCATATCAAAATTTTCAAGCTCTCTCTTAAATTGTTTATTCTTTTGTTTAACCAAATCTAACTCAGGTAATTCCTTAGTCCAATATCCGCCCCCAACTACTGAGCTCCACATCTTAGGTTGTAAAACTGTTGGAAGATACTCAGGATTCAAAAGCTCATTAAAGCTATTTCTATTCTTAATCCATTCTCTAGTTTTAAGAGTCTGTTTAATAATCTTAGCTTTTTTATGATTGATAGTTTCCATACCAATTTCAATTAAACCCGTTGAGATAATTAATAATTCAATTAGTTTTAATCCAACGTGCAATTTCTCAGGTGTAGTCCACTCTTCCCATCTAACTATTCCACGCTTAGCACTCTCTCTTAGCTTACGTCTTTTATAGGTATAATTCCAAGACCTTTTGTCTAAATCTTGTTTAACAGCTTCATATAGCTCAGGATTTAAAAACTTAAAATTCTTTAAAGCTATCTCAGTTTCAATCTTACCACCAAGACTAATACAAGTAGCGGTTAAAGGTTTATATTGTGTAATTGTATTGATTATATGTTTGCCCGTGATTAGAGCAAGTATTTCAGGTGAGACTTCGCATATCTTAACAAATGCTATAGGTGGTTTTCCTATAGTCTTCTTAGATGTTTCTTGTATATACTCAGCTATCGCATTGGCTAAAGGTCTGATTGTGTTAGCTACCATAACTTTACCATAGCTCGTAACAGACTCTTCCTCACGCTCAACGTGAGAGACTCGTCTTTTGTTTGTTCTGTGTTTACCTAGCTCAGCCATTTCTTTTTCGTGTTTTAATTGGTCTGAGTATTTAGGCATTATTTCTAATAATGTCTGTTTATTATCCATATATTATATAAACTCCTATAAGTTATTGTGTTTATGTTTTTGGCTTCTACATACGGGCACTTTAATATAAATCGCCGTCTAGTCGCCGTCTAGTCTTTTTACTTAAAAATTAAAAAAAAATTAGGTCGGGAGCATAACTCTCGCTATACTCCCTATCCAATAGCCTAGAGTAGCCACACTCTAGCACGGGATAATAGGTCTTCAACCTATCTTCTCAGCTATATTGCAGTGAATATTATACAATATTCTGACTCACAAGGCTTGGTGCTACGCTATTTGGAATTTCTTAATATTATCCATAAGTTATCTGTTCAATAGTCGTCCCTTTAAACATTTCTAGGTTTTCAAGAATACTACAAATCTTGTCCCAACTATTATGACGCTCTTCTGTTAAATCAATGGTTGCTAGTAATGTGTCATAATCATCATCATCACAAACTACATTAAAAGTAACACCATTTTCTTTTTCTTCTTGTGTCATATCTTCAATAGGTTTGCCATAACACCATATTTCGCCACCATCTTTACGCTTATAGACATATTTATTATTCTCGTCCATTTTTACTCCTTTTTCTTAATTGAGTTTAGTTTTTACCGCCCAATCAAAATCTACTAAAGCGTGATTATAATAAGTATAAAAATTCTCATCATAAGAGCTTTCATTTTTATTATTCCACTCTAATAAATACATCGGGTCATCATATATTTTCATTTTCGTAATTTTAACCCAATCGCCATTTTTATTTTTATTGTATTTTTTTAATAGACTCATCTTTTACTCCTTAATAGAAATACTGGCGAGATTAAACCCGCCAATATTATTACTTTTAGCTCCATTGGAGCTGACATAATGATTTCAAATATTTCAATCACTACAAAGCCCCCGTTGCTTTCATACCCATTATAGCTAATATTCCTATAATAAGTATTCCAATAACTAATAATATATTAATCATCTATTTACCTTTTTTTTCCTTCCTAATGGGAGCTTTTGTACTTTACTATGTTCAGCTCCATTTTTAAACCATTTTATAAGGACTTCCTTATAATTTGGAAATTTAGATTGAAAAGATTTAACAGCTTTTTTATATCCTCTACTCTCAATCTTTTCACCCGTAAAAACAAAATCATAGATTATTTTATCACTCATATTAGTACCTATGTTGTTTCATTATTACTTTAAAATGAACATCACATCTAGCATCGTGGCTATCGCCTATCTGCTCAACCAAGTCTATAAATGCTTTGCTGTTCATACCATCTTTAGAAGACATACTCATTTTTTCAAC